TCAGAAGCTGGCAGAGTTTTGTCCCGTCTTCATCATTCGCAAGAACGGCAAAGAGGAGCGAGTGTTAGGAAAGCCAGAGGCGCGTACGAGGGTGTTTCTGCCAGACTTGGCGAGGGTGAATAACCTGCTACTGGAAGCAACGAATGAACTAGGAAAGTGGAGAGTCATCGTCGAAAAGCTCAAGCACACGAAGAACACACTGATAGAACAGAACAGGGCGCTGAAGGAGATATTGAAAGCTGAGCGGTTCTAAGCGAGGTGGCGCGGATGTGCAGAAGAAAATCAATTGGGATGAGGTGTTCGAAAAGTACACAAAGGACAAGGTACTGCAAAAGACGTACTCGGAGATAGCAAGGGAGCTGGGAGTCACCGAAAAAGCCGTGAGGAAGCAGTTTAAGAAGCGGGGGGTAACAGACCCGCGCAAAGTCCGAAGTCCGGAGGGCAGTCCTAAAAGAGAAAACGCTTCGGACTCGGACCCACCAAAGCTCTATCCAGAAGGCAACACAAGTGCCCTCAAACACGGCTTGTACGCTCAGGTTTTTTGGACTGAGCGCGGGCAAGAGATTTACAAACGGCTTGTTGAGTCTGGTGAGTTTCCTGATCCACTTTTCGAGATTCGACTCCTTCAGGCAAAGATTGCCTCGGGCGAGATTCACAAAGTTAAGGACGTTTTGAATGCTCTCGAAATCATGAGCAAGCTTTATGACAAGGCGATAGCACTTGAGAGAAACACATTCGAAAAAAGACGTCTTGTTTTCGAACAAGAGCGAGTTGATATCATGCGAGAAAAACTCGAACTAGAAAAACAGAAGCTTGGAAACGAAGAAGTAGACGTCGAGATCGACATCGCACTGCTGGGTGATAGCGATGAGGATAACCCTGAAACTTGACCCGAAACGGCTACTTCCTCGACAGCGTGATTTCGTGTTCGCAAAAGAGCGCTTCGTGGCATACGTAGGCGGGATAGGATCAGGAAAGACGTTCGCGGGTGCTGTGAAAGCCCTCCTGGAAGCCGTTCAGTACCCTGGCACAACCGGGCTCATCCTCGCTCCTACCTACCCTATGGTTCGCGACGTTGTGCTCGAGACGGTGTATAAAGTCACCCCGCGAACACTCATCAAGCGTTACTTAGAAACAAAACACACGATGTACCTTGTGAACGGCTCGAAGATTCTCTTCCGAAGCGCGGACAAGCCAGACAAACTGCGAGGGCTCAATCTTGCCTGGGCATGGCTGGATGAGGCGGCGTACATGGAAAGGCAGATCTGGGATGTTGTGATAGGAAGGCTCAGAGACAAGCGGGGATCTCGTCGGGCTTGGCTCACTACAACACCAAGAGGCAAAAACTGGATCTGGGAGATCTTCGTGAAGGACAAAAGCGACAGCTACGCAGTTATACACGCGACAACCTACGACAACGTGTATCTGCCGACAGACTATATCCGGGCACTCGAAGAAAAGTACACGGGCGAGTTCAGAGAGCAGGAGCTTCTGGGTCGATTCGTCACCTTCGAGGGACTTGTTTACAAGGAGTTCGACGAGCTGAAGCACGTGATAGACGTCTTGCCTGAGCGCTCTCGCTTGAAAACAGTGGTTGCGGGAGTGGACTGGGGATACACCAATCCGGCTGTGATCCTCGTGGTTGGCATAGACGGCGACGGAAGACATTACGTTCTCGAGGAGTTCTACGAGAGAAACAAACTCGTTGGCGATATCGTGCAGACAGCGAAGGAACTCAAGGAGAAGTGGAACATCGAGATCTTCTACTGCGATCCTTCAGAGCCTGCTTTCATCGCAGAGTTCAGAAAGGCAGGGCTTGTGGCGGTCGGAGCAAACAACGATGTGATGGCAGGAATCGCACAGGTGAAAGCGCTTCTTACACAAAACAGACTGTTTCTTCATAGATCCTGCAGAAACACGATCGAGGAAATGGGCATGTACAGGTGGGAAGAGAGAAAAGGAACGATGCTGGACACACCTCGAAAAGAGCACGACCACGCGATGGACGCACTCCGTTACGCAATTGCAAGCCACATCGGGTCGATGGGTGTGGTCAGCATAAAAATCCTCTAGGGGGCGATACCGTGGCCTTCTGGGACATTTTCCGCAAAAAAGAAAGTCGCACAAACGTAGCAATAGTACTGAACGCACTCTCCTACAGACGACTCTCCGATCAAGAAATAATGGTCAGAGGATACAAAGAAGTGCCTTACATCCACGCAGGGATCAACCTCATAGCGCGTGCAATTGCAAACCTCGATTATCAGATTGTGGACGATTCCGGCTCTCCTGTTGAGGGCACACAACTTGAAAAACTCTGGAAAAACCCGAATCCCTTCGAGGCACAATCGGCGTTCTTGAAGGCAGTCGTAATTTCCCTCCTCATCTCAGGCAACGCATTCATCGAGATAGTCAGGGCAGGAAACAGAATCATAGAACTCTACAACCTCAATCCTTTGCGTATGGTAGTCAAAGCAGGAGAGCGAAAGGGAATCGTAGACTCATACGAATACCGTGCAGGAGCTCAGACAGTCGTATTCGATCCCAGCGAAATCATCCACATCAAACTCTTCAATCTTTTCGACGATTTTCTCGGACTTTCCCCTCTTATCGTGCTAAAGGACATCATCGAACAGTACCTCGCAATCAAAGAGTTGCAGAACTCTCTCCTTCAAAATGGTATGAGACCGTCAGGGGCATTCGTAACTCAGGATCCTCTCACGGAGGAGCAATATCAGAGACTGAAAGCAGAACTCTACCGCTACACAGGACCCGCAAACGCAGGACGACCTCTCATCCTTGAAGGCGGTCTCGACTGGAAGCCTCTTTCGATGTCGCCTCAGGAATTCGATTGGGTGACAGCAGAAAAATTGATCCTGAGAGCGATCGCAGTCACGCTAGGAGTCGCACCTGAGCTGATAGGAGAACCTGAGTTCAAAACGTACTCGAACTTTCAGGAAGCAAACAGACAATTCTACATGAACACAGTTGTTCCATTAGCGGAACTAATTCTCGAGGAGTTTAATCGTGCACTTGAGCCTACTTTCAAATACCGCATCGCAATCGACTACGACTCAATAGACGCACTTCAGGAGGAGTATTCGGAAGTCTGGAAGAGAGCAATCGAGGGAGTCAAGGCAGGAATCCTCACTCCTAACGAAGCGAGAGCGATGCTGGGCTACGAACCCGTCAAGGGAGGAGACTACACACTCGTCTCAGCGAACCTCGTTCCCATGGGAGTGGACCTCGATGAAGATTAAGTTCCCCTTCACTCTCGAACCGGGCATGAGGCGAGTATACAGAAAATACCTCTCCTACTTCGCAAACGAGATATATCGCATCTGGGACGATGCACAACACTTCGAAACAAAGTCTGCACTCGACGTTATTAAGGCAATCATCACAAACGCAATACAACGCACAGAAGAAGCTTTCAAGGGGATACACGAGATCGCAGGCTCTTACGGTTTTGCAACACTCGGTGGAACTCCTTCGCAGTTTCCCACATATGTTCTCAACGCATGGATCCGGCGAGGATCAGGCTGGATCACAAAGCTCACAGAAGAACAGCACAAACTCCTCGACAGACTCATCGCACACTACACAGCGCAGGAGATCGTAGGACCTGACGAACTCGCACGAAAGATTCGTCCCTATATCGGACTCACAGAACGACAAGCAGGAAAACTCATCAAAATGGAAGCAACACTAAAAAATGAACTTCCTCCAGACAGATTACGCAAAATCCTCGAACGCGAAGCGAAGAAAATGCTCCGCTATCGATCAACAGTCATCGCACGAACAGAGCTCAACTACGCATACACGCACGGAGCAATTCTACAAATGCAGGACATCGCAGAAAGAGAAAGGTTAGAAGTCTACAAAATCTGGCTCACGACAGTCGACGATAAACTCTGTGATAGATGTTCTCCTTTAGACGGAACACGCGTAAAGCTGGACGAGAGTTTTGGAGAAGTCGATGCACCACCCCTACATCCAAACTGCAGGTGCTCAATCATTTTCGATGTCGCATAGGAGGTGTGAAAATGCTACAGCGAAGTTTCAAACTCACAGACCTCACACTTTCGGAAAACAACGAATACGGATACTTCGAAGGTTATGCATCAGTCTTCAATATCGAGGATCTCGTAGGCGACATAATCCAGAAAGGAGCGTTCACCAAAACCCTCAGCGAGTGGAACGCATCAGGAAGAAAAATCCCTCTCCTCTATCAACACGATCCTCACTGGCCAATCGGAGTTATCAAAGAAATCCGCGAGGACGATATCGGACTCTACGTTGAAGGCGAGATCAATCTCCTCACAGAGAAGGGAAAAGAAGCTTACGCTCTTCTCAAACAGGGCGCTCTCAACGGTCTCAGTATCGGTTTCGAAGCAGTCAAGACAAACTACAAGAACGGAAAGCGAGTTATCACAGAAGTCAAGCTTTGGGAGATCTCCCTCGTAACCTTCCCCGCAAATACGCAAGCGAAGGTCATCTCCGTCAAAAAGGTTGTACCGTATCAGGATCTCCCGCTCGCAGACATGGACACTCTATGGGATGCAGGAGAAGCAAGAAAGCGCATTGCAAAGTGGGCATCCTCGGACGGAAGCGGAGACAAAGAAAAGATCGACTGGGGCAAGTACAGAAAAGCCTTCCTCTGGTACAACGAAGACGCACCTGACAACTTTGGTTCCTACAAGATGCCTATCGCGGACGTAATCGACGGAAGGCTCAAGGCAGTTCCACGTGCTATCTTTGCGGCGGCTGCTGTTCTCATGGGAGCACGAGGAGGAGTAGACATCCCGGCGGAGGATAAAGAACTCGTCAAGCGACACCTCGAGAAGTACTACGCAAAAATGGGTAGAACCCCACCGTGGCAGGAAGAGGAAAAAGCATGGGAATTCGACCTCTACACCCTCGCAGGAATAAGCGAGTGGATATTCGAGCACAAAGAAGGGAAGATCCTCAGCCGAGCCAACGCAACCCTGATAGCCGAGACCGTAAGAAATCTCATAAAACTCCTCGATTCAGCGGGCTACAAGGAGATGGTTCAGGAGCTACTCGCTGATCTCGTACCTGAGCCGGTACAGACCACTCAGGAGAAAGAGGTCAGCGAGCCAGCTGAAGTCGACATCACACAGCTTATCGAGAGAATCAAAAAGCTTTAAGGAGGGAAAAGGCATGGAACTGGAAAAACTCGTAGAGGCGTTCGAGGAGAAGTTCCTCGAGATAAGAAAGGAAGTCAATGAAGTCAAGGAAAACATCGCAGTCCTCGAGAAGAAGAGAAGTACTCCTCCGGCAGTAAAGGAGGAAAAAGGCATGGAGAAGAAAGAACTCTTCTTCGACTATCTGAGAGGCAAGAACATTGAAGTCAAAGCCCTTGTAGAGGACACTACAGGCGAAATTCTCGTGCCTGAGGATCTCTATGCTGAAATAATCAGAACGCTTCCGAAGATCAATGTCATCAGAAGGTATGCCACCGCTGTCACTGTCAAGGGTAATAGACTCCGCTACAGAGGATTGACGGATGTTGCAGTCTCCTGGACGAAACTCGAAACGTCCGCAACCGCTCTGGGTGAAACTGGAACTCCTACGATCTCTGAAGGCACTATCCAGGTCAGAGACCTTTACGGTCTGATCAAGATAGGTGAGGATCTCCTTGAAGACACCGACGTCGCCCTCGAAAGACTCATAGTCGAGTCCTTCGCAAATGCTATAGCAGAGGCTGAGAACAATGCGTTCATCAGCGGTGTGCCCGCTAACGGAGAGCCTGAGGGAATCCTGACCAACACAAACGTGCAGGCTCTGACAGTTGAAAACGAAACCTTCGATTTCGATGATCTGATCAAACTCTTCTACGCGCTTCCAGCTCAGTACAGGACGAATGCCGTCTGGATCATGAATTCCAACACCGAGCAGACGATAAGGGAATTCAAGGACACAAATGGCAGATACATCCTCCAGCCGAGCGTATCTGAACCGTTTGTCTCCACAATTCTCGGCAGACCTGTGGCGACGGACGAGGCGGTTCCTGACAACACAATCATATTCGGCGACCTCAAAGCGGGCTACCTGATCATCGACAAACAGAGCGGACTCACCGTCAAGAGACTCGAAGAACTCTTTGCTTTGTCGGGACAAATCGGTCTCAAAGTCCACTACAGGGTTGGAGGCGGAGTCATCAGGCCTGATGCAATAAAAGTGCTCAAGATTGTGTGAGGGAGGTAGCCCCTCCCTCCTTTTGGGGTGATAGTATGATCGAATCCTATGAGCCTTTGCAGACATCTCCGGTTACACTCGATGAAGTCAAAGCGTTTTTGAAAATCGAGACAACAGAGGATGATACACTCCTCACAGAGCTTATCGAGTCCTACACAAGGCAGGTAGAAGAAATCTCAGGGCGTACGCTAAGACCTGTGCAGGTTGTATTCAGACTCCCTAAAATCGAGGAAAGCTATATTAGAGCCCCTTACGAGCCTATAGCAAGTCTAATAGGTGTCGAAAACGAAGACGGCATCACTCTCACAGTCGTGAATGCGTTTTTCTTCTACACGGAAGGCTTCACAGATAAGCCTGTCACGATCACATATCAAACAGGAGCCTCGACAAATGCAATGCTCAAAGAACTTGTGAAGCGCATAGTTGCATTTGCTTACGAGCACAGAGGCGAGGTAATCGAATTCCCCGACGAGATCAGGCAGATGATGAAGTTCGTTCGGAAGGTGAGGTTATGATAGGGAAAATGCGAGAGAAGATCACGATACAGAAGAAGACTGTGCAGACAGACGAGCTCGGAGGCATCACAGAGACATGGGCAGACTACAAGACGGTCTGGGCAAAGGTCGAGGAAGTTAAGGCAGATCTGAGGATCATTGCAGAGCGAGGAAACATGAAGAGAACATTCAGGATCACGATTCGAAACAGAGATGACATTGACGAAAACGATCGCATCATCTATCGAGGCATGACCCTCAAGATCGTGGGAATCAGAGTCACGGACACACAGAGACGCTACTTGGAGATCATAGCGGAGGCGGAAGAATGAGAAGCGTAGAGGTAAAGATCGAAGGAGTCAAGGAAACGGTCGAGAAACTCAGGACATACTCACAGAAAAAGCAAAAACAGATTTCTCACCTCGTCCTCAAAAGCGGTCTCAGGGTAGAGGCTGAAGCCAAGAAGCGAGCACCCGTGAGAACAGGAGCACTCAGAAACTCAATCCGAAGCGAAATGGAGGATGAATTCACAGCGGTTATCGGAGCATACATGCCCTACGCAATCTACGTAGAGTTCGGAACACGAAAAATGGAAGCAAGACCTTACCTGAGACCTGCTGTCGAGGTTGTCGAGCCCGAGTTCAAAAAGGAACTCAAAGCGATTCTGAAGGAAGTGGAATGATGTTTGTAGAAGCGCAGAAAGCGATTTATCAAGCATTATCGAACGCAGGATTCACAGTCTACGACCACATACCTTCAAACGCATCGTTTCCCTACATCACACTCGGCGAGGAAAACGCAATGGACTGGAGCACGAAGACGTTTCAGGGACTTCAAACACGATTCGACATCCACATCTGGAGCCGATACCCGGGCATGAAGGAGGTAAAGGAAATCGCGGATCAGATACTCGCGCTTCTCAATTACAGAACGCTCCTTATCGACAGTCACACGCTCGTTCTCATACGACTCATAGACGCACGCTTCATGAAAGATCCAGAAGAAAACGTAAGGCACGGAATCCTCAGGTTCGAGATTTTAAGTACAGGAGGGTGATGATTGATGGCGGCCAAAAAAGGCGTTGATGTTCTCGTTTATTTAACCGATGCAACAGAATCAACATTGACTCCTATCGCAGGACAGAAGAATGCAACACTTTCCCTCTCAAGAGACACGATCGAGGTGACGACAAAGGACAGTATAGACACAGTTTCAGGGGTCAGCAACCCCACTCCCGCTCGCGAATACATCGCAGGACCGTATCAATGGACACTCTCCTGCGATGCATTGCTTGTGCAGGATATAGCCTTTGAACAACTCAGACAAGCATTTTTAGAAGGCACTCCTGTTTACATCACGATGGAGGAGGCAGGTACAGGAGCGGGAAGATTCAAGGCATTCGGACAGGCAATCATCACATCCCTTGAATTCGAAGCATCCATGGACGATGTTGTGACTGTGAGCGCAGAATTTCAAGGCACGGGCGGACTGAAACTCGAAACCACAACAGTATAGTGAGGTGAGAGGATGAAGCCCTATGTGATCATTGAACTCGACAAGCCAAGAAAATTACGCTTTTCGATTAATCAACTTGTGGAGATTGAGGAACATCTAGGAAAGAACATCATGGAACTCTTCCGAAGCGGGAACCTTGGGCTGAAGGAACTCAGGACGATTCTCTGGATCGGTCTCAAGTGGGAAGATCCTCGCTTAACAATCCAGAAAGCAGGGGAACTGATGGACCTTGTTCCTCTGAACTACATCGCAGAGAAAATCGGAGAGGCACTCACGGTCGCCTTCGGAGAGACAGAGCAGACTGAGGGAGGCGATGAAAAAAACGAGTAGAGTTTGACCTCACACTCGCATACAAAGTCGCAGTAGGATATTTAGGACTGAGACCTGTGGACTTTTGGGAAATGACCCCAGCAGAATTGAACCTCTTCATCGAAGGCAGAGGAGACTGGATCAAAGATCTTGAGGACATGTTCATTTACAATGCGTGGCTTTCTGTTGCTTTGGATCGTCAGAAGAGACTGCCTCGATTGCAGAAAATTCTGAATAAACGAACACAGCGCAAACAAAAAACACCCGAAGAGGCAAAGCAAGAACTACAGGAACTGATCTCACGTCTCCATGAGGCAGGTGAAGAGCGTGGCAATGCAGATTGAGGGAATCTATGTCAAAATAGGTGCAAAGATCAGCGAGTTCCAGCAAAAACTCTCGCAGGTCGAAAAGAAACTACAGGAGACTGAGAAAAAATTCGAAGGCCTCAAGAAGACCGCAGAGAAACTAGGAGAGGTCGGGAAAACACTCACAACGAGGGTGACGGCACCGATTGTGGCGCTCGCAGGTGCCGTCACCGCTCTTGCTGTCAAAACAGGATACTGGGCAGACAGAATAAGCGATCTCACAGCAATCACGGGCTTGAGCGTGGAAACAATTCAGGAGTGGCAACATGTTTCTCGAGTAGCGGGAGTAGAAATCGAAGCAGTCACGAGGGCAATTGAGGGACTCATAAGAAGACTTCCTTCGCTTGAGAGAGGAAGCGAAATCTCCTCCACACAGCTCGCAAAACTCGGGCTCACCTTCGAAGATCTCAAAAAGATGTCTCCAGATGAACTCGTCAACGTCCTGATCATCCGACTCGCAGGACTCGAAGACACCCTCGAAAGAAACGCAATCGCATCCGCACTCTTCGGAAGATCGTGGGAGGATATAGCCCCTATTCTTTCTCTTGGAGCACGAGGAATCGAAGAGGCAAAGAAAGAAGCTCACGAACTGGGACTGGTACTCGACAGCGAAGCGATTCAGAAAGCAATTCAGTTCAGGATACAGATAGATAGGTTAAAAGGCGTGATCGATTACACGTTTAAATCCATCGGGATAGCTTTCATGCCCGTCATCGAAAGCTTTGTAAACGTTCTGATCAAAGCAACACAACCTCTCAGAAAATTCGCAGACCGGTTCAAATCGCTCTCTAAACCCGTACAGGCTCTTGCAGTCTCGTTCGGAGTGTTCGTGGCATCGATCGGTCCCGCACTCCTTCTCACTAAAGGGCTGACCAGCGCAGTCTACGGACTCGCAACAGCCTTCGTGGTCCTGCAGTCCTCAATGGGTGTTATAGCACTCGTGATATCAGGAATTGCGGCGGCAATCACGTTCATCATCACCGCATGGGATCAGGTCAAGAAATTTTTCATGGAGGTTTACGTTTTCATCTTAGAGAAATACATCCTCCCGACGATCGAGCTCATATACAACATCGGACAAGCTTTCTCGTGGATACCCGGAGTTGGAAAAGGTATCGAAGCGCTCGGAAACAAAATAGCTGAAGCAAAAGACAGACTCGCACAGTTCAGGGAAGAACTCAAAACTCTCGACGATGCACAGCAGAACATCTCCGACAGTACAAACAATCTCGAACAGCAATTCGCAGATCTACAGAAACAAATGGCGGAACTTTCTAAGGCATCAAGCGATAACATTCAATCCTTCGACGAGGTACACAAAATCATGGACGACACAAGTGCTGGTTTTTCAGTAGACATCGCAGGTGTAGACTCATTAGAGGACTTCAACGTACAGCTCGGGGAACTTTCACAAAAGCTTGACACAGTAATTCCTCAGACCAAGGAATTCTCGGGCAACTTATCTGAACTTGATGTATCCTTCGAAGGACTTGCATCGTCCGCTTTCAACGCGACGGACGCCTTAGTCGAATTTACAGAGGACGGAATGGATCTACAAACAATCGACTATGCAGATCTTGCCTTGCAGGAACTCACAGAGGGCATGTTCGAACTTCAACTCGCAACAGAACTGACGACAGAGGACGTCTCGACATTCTCGCAAGAAATCTTCGACTCTATGACAACACTCGAATCGCTCAACACCGCACTTGAGGCTTCGGCAGACAATTTGATCAACTTCGGCGATTATGTCGAGACAGCACAGACTCCTCTGGAAGATCTCAGTTACACGGTGGAGGAACTCGCTCTAGACACGGTGGCGTCAATGAGGACAATCGAGGACATCACATCGACAGCGATGGAAACGTTCATGACTGAGACATCAACTGCAGCAGATACAACGCTTACAACATTTCAAGGGCTTTATGATGAACTAGTCGGGCATTCAATTATCCCCGATCTCGTCGAAATAGCACTCCAAGAATGGAATCGATTGATGACTGGTCTTGAGACAAAGACAAGGGAAGGGGTCAACAAGACAATGGACGAATTCCTCAGACTGCGAGATCGGGTGAAAAATGCACTCGAAGAGACAATGCCGTGGCTTGAGAAATTCGGTGTGGACTTCAAGAGAGTCGGTAGTGATGTCGAGATAGAGGCAAGGAGAGTCAGTAAATCGATCGCAGAAGCGATTGTGGGGCTTGTACAGGGCACCGCACAAGCAAAAGACATCTTCAAGACGATCATGGACGGAATCACATCAATCTTAGAGCGTGCAATGGTCTCTATTCTTGGACAGATCATTCAAAACTCAATCGCACAGATAGGAGCATGGCTCTTGAATGTCCTTGCGGCAGTTGGTCAGGCAATCGGGGCGTTCATTATGCAGGCATACTCAGCGCTCGTTGCGTTCTTCTGGTGGCTTGGACCTG